AGAGGGGAGCATGCTGGGCCGGTATGCGGCGCAGCATGGCGCCGGTTTTGTGCGTGCGTTTCGCGCGGCTAATGGCGACGTGGAACGGTTGCGCGCCGGCCTGGTGAGCGTGGCCGCCGGCCTGGCCGATGCCGCGGCGCGTGAGCATCCGTTTATTTTCTGGCCGGATGAGACGCAACAACGTATCGCCGGCGAAGGGCTCGAGGGGAGTTTACGGCGCGTGCGGCGCGCATCGGTAGGCAATCAATTTCGCTTGAGCGAGCAATTTTGTCGGGAGGAATTTCGCCGCCTGGTTCGCAGCATTCACATTCAAACCGCGCGCGAGGGCGCGGCCATTCAGGCCGAGCAAGAGGTGCGCGGAGGGGGAGACTTTTTGCCATGAGCACACGCGAGAGACGTTTTATTTCCGGCGCAGGCCTGCGCGCGGCCGAGGGCGCGACGCCCGGCATTCAGGGAGTGGCCGCAGTGTATTCGCAACAGTACGATACCGGATGGTATGTCGAGAGCATTATGCCGGGCGCCTTTACGCGCGCCCTGGTCGAACAACAAGACGTGCGGTGCCTGTTTAATCACGACGTCAATCAAATTCTGGCGCGCACCAAAAACGGAACCTTGCGCCTGGCCGATTCAACCGCGGGCCTGAAATTTGAGGCCGATACGGATCCGGCCACGAGCGTGGGGCGCGACGTGCCGGCCATGATTAGCCGCGGCGACATTGACGGTTGTTCGTTTTCATTCAATGTGCGTATGGCATCCTGGCGCGACGAGTACGATGCCAACGGCAATTATGTGCAGAGTTATCGCGAGATTGAGGACGTGGATTTGTTCGACGTCGGGCCGGTGACGTTTCCGGCCTATACGGCGACGAGCGTTGACCTAAAAGCGGCGCGCGCGGCCGTGGGCGAGCTCGAGCAGGCGCACGGGCTTTGGCCGGAAGGATTGCCGGCCGATGTGCGGCGCTACGTCGAGCGCCGCCAGGCCGGCCAGGGCAGCCAGGCGCCAGGGCGCCGCCGGCGCCCGGTACGCGCGAGCGGCGAGCCCGGTTATTGCACTTGCGATTGTGCCGAGTGCATGGCCGGCGATTGCGAGAATTGTTCGCACGTCGATTGCGATTGCATGGATTGCTTATGTGATGCGGCGCAAGGCCTGGCGCGCGATCAACTGCGCGCGCGGGCGCACATGGGCGCAGTGTAAAGAAACGTTTTGCCGGAAATTTCCCGTGCGCTCTCGCGGCGCCGCCTTCACTGGTTCGCGGCAAATTTCCTTGTCGATGCCGGCCTTTGCTTTTCAAATGGCGAGGGCGTTCCAGATTGAGCGATAACGCGCGAAAGCGAGAAACGAGAAAAACGAATGCCACAAATTAACGATGTTAAATTGAGGCGCGGGCAGCTTGGAACCGAGGCGCACGCATTACTCACGGCGCCTAAATGCTCGGCCGAGCAGCGGGCCAAGGCCGCGGTTATGCTCGATGAGGCCGACGGGCTTACTGAGCAGATTCAATTGCTCGAGCGTAGCGGAACCTGGCAAGAGATGCCGCGGCCGGCGCGGCCGGCACCCGGCGCCGACGACGATGGTTTGTCTGATGAAGGCGCCGCGCGCGCGCGCGACTATCAGAACGCCTTCGAGGTGTACATGCGCGGCGGCGAGCGTGCTCTGCGCGAGAATGAGCGCGCTCTGCTCACGAGCGGGCAAAGAAAACTCGACAAAAATCCCATCCTGATTGGCGGCGAGAAACGCGATATTACCGTGGGCGGCACAGGAAACTATATCGTGCCGCAACAGTTCTACAACGAGCTGATTTCAGCCCAGAAATACATTGGCGCCCTGTATGGCAACGTGCGGCACAAGACAACGCCAGGCAACGGCGCGCCCATGAAAATCGGCTACGAAAACGATACGGCCAATACGGTTGTGCTGGTGGCCGAAAATACGCCGGTCACCGAAAGCGATCCTCTGTTTTCAGGAATCATTCAGTCGACCGATACGCTCGCAACCATGATAAAAGTGAGCCGGCAAGAGCTCGCCGACGCCGGTTTCGATTTGCCGGGGCTGTTTCGCGATAGACTCGGCAAGCGCTTTTTGCGCGGGCTCGAAAATTTCATTGCCAACGGCGACACGGCAAACATTGCCGGCCTGGTTGCGGGCATTACAACCTTTGCCACAACCGCGGCGGCTACCGGGCCGACCTATCCCGATTACGTGGCCTGCGAGACATTGCTCGACGTAGCGTACGAGCCAACCGCGGCCTGGTACATGAACAAGGCCACGCGCAATTACACCATGGGCCTGCTCGATACGCTCAATCGGCCGCTCTTTTTACCCAATCCACAAACCGGCGTGCTCGATCAAATTCTAGGCTTTCCCATTCGCTTAACGGCCTATTTGCCGAATTCGACAACGGCGACGGCGCTCGGTATCGTGTTCGGCGATTTAGAAGAGGCCTATTTGCTGCGCGACGATGGCGAAATGACCATGCAGCGGCTCGACGAACGGTACGCGGATCAATTGATGGTTGGTTTCCTGGCTTACATGCGCGCCGGCGGCAACGTGACCGATCCCGGCACGCATCCTTGCGTGGGTCTAAAAACGCACGTCTAAAACGTTTTGCCGAAAAGCGCGGCGCCGGGCCTGCTAAAACTGTTTAGCGCCGCGCTCTTTTCTCTCAGGAGGATTCTTTTCAATGCGCGTGATTGCCGTCCAAAACTTTCAATGGCCGAGCATGACGCGGCCGGCGCGGCCGGGCGAAGTGCTCGAGCCGGCCGACGAGCTCGGACAGGAGTGGATCCGGCTCGGCCTGGTGCGGCGCATGGATGAGCCGGGCGAGGAACAGGCAATTCGCGAGCCGGGGGAAAAGGCGATTCAAGAGCCGGGGGAAAAGCCGGCGCGCAAACCGCGCGAAAACGCCGCGCGTTCGAAACGGTGACGCATGCTGAATGCTTATCCGATTACCGAGGCAATTCTCGAGCCCGTGACGCTGGCGCTCGCTAAGCAGCAATGCCGCATAGATCCCAGTTTTGGCGATGACGACCAACTGTTGCTTGTCTATATCGGGGCCGCGCGGCGCCTGGCCGAGAAGAAAGTGCAGGGCTCGTTTTTTAATCGCACCTGGCGCCGCACGATTGATAACTTTCCTCTGGCCGCGAATTACGACACCACGATTTCGCCGGCCGATAGGGCGGGCTGGCCGTTCGCGGCGCAGATATGGAATCGCATCGTCATTGATTTGCCTGGCGGGCGTACGCGCAAAATCAATTCGCTTTCTTATCTCGACGGCAACGGCAACCTGTTTACCGTGGATCCGAGCGTGTACCGAGCCGACCTGGCGAGCATTCCGGCGCGGCTCACGCCGGCCAAGAATTCTTTGTGCTGGCCGTGGCAAGGGCAATATTTGCCAGGCTCGGTAGAAATTCTTTACGAGGTTGCGAACTATACCGCGGCCATTATCGGCGAGGCCTTTACCGTGCCCGTGGCCGGCTCGGGGGGCACGTCGAACTATGAACTGAAAAAGACCTGGGCAACCGGGCTCGAGAGGTTGGTGAATGGAAGCGGCGCCGCGGTGGCCGGCGCCTTGCTCCAAACGGATCCGGCGACGGGCACGAGTTCTCTCGTATTGCCGGGCGCCCTGGCCGGCCAGGCCTTGACGGTGGATTACGACGTTAAGAATGTGCCCGACGACATTACGAATGCTTTACTGATGCTGATTGCTCACTGGTATCGGAATCCTGAGGCGACTACAGATTTGACTTTAAAAACGGTGCCGATGGCGGTGGATTGTCTGCTCGAGGGGCACGCGATTACCTGGGGAGACTATCGCCCGTGCTGAGGTCTATAAGCAATCCGTCTATCGGCGCCGGCGAGCTCGCGCACAAAATCGAAATTCAGCAACCGCAGACGGCGCCCGGCGATTCGTTCGGGCAATCGATCACGCCCGACACGTGGAATACGGTGCTCACAGTGCGCGCGGCTATCGAGGAAGTGGCAAGCGGTGAGCGCAGCGAGGCCGGGCAATTAGTGAGCGAATCGTCGACCCGTATCACGATTCGATGGACGCCGACATTTATCGGCGCGAATTTCCGCGTGCTCTGGGGCACACGCGTTTTTGCCGTGCATGATGTGACGAATTTATTGGAGCGTAATCGCGTGCTGGTACTTTCCTGCAGCGAGGTGAATCAACAAGCATGATGCAAGAAGGGCTCGCCGCCTTACTCGAGAACAATGCCGGCGTGCATGCAATTACGACGCGCGTCTTTGCCATTCAGGCGCCCGACCAGGGCGAAGTTTATCCATGCCTGGTTTATAAGTGCGCCGGCGGCGAGGGAGCGGCGATTTTCGAGGATGGCGCCGGCATGATCCGGCAACGTGTCGAGATAACGGCATTCTCGACGAGCGCCGCCGAGGCCATGCGCCTGCGTTATGCGGCCACGGTGGCGCTCAAGCAGTGGAGAAAGCAACTATTGCCCGACGGCACGTTTATCGACACGTGCAATTTACTCGACCCTGGTACTGATTTCGAGCCGGGCATCACGCGCTATTTCTCTTGTATGTGCGAGGTTTACGTTTTTTTCACCATGCCAGTTTAAGAAGGGAGCGAAAAGACAATGGGAACAGTGACGCCAGAAGTAGGAGGGTACGCGGGAACGCTCGCGCAAACCGGGGCCGGAACAATTATCAGCATCGGAACGACGCCGGGCACGGTCATCGGCGAGGCTTCCGATTTGCCGTTGAATCGTCCCAAGTGGGCGACGGCCAACGTCACCAATTTTCAATCGGGCAAAGATGCCGAATATATCGGCACGGTACGCGAGGGCGCAACCGTGAACGTCAAGGGAAATCGCGTGAGTGCCGATGCCGGCCAGGTTGCGGTGGAGACGGCCTATCAATCGGGACTGGCAACCACCTTTCTGGTAACTCTGCCCAAGACGAAAACGCAAACGTCGGCCGGCGACACGATTACCTTTTCAGCCATTGTGCAATCGTTCGATTTTTCAGTTTCGCCGACCAAGCAAGTCGAATTCTCGATCGACCTGCAGGTTTCAGGGCCGTCGAACGTGACACCTGGCACTTAACTTTAAAGCGAGGAATCGATGAAGCAGAGAAACATTGCCGGCACGATTGCCGACGCGACGTTGCCGAAAACGCCCATGGAGATTGACGGCAAAACTTATTACTTGTGTTTTACGCTGGGGGCGCTTTCAGAAGCGGAGACGTCGATCAACGTCGAGCTCGCGCGCCAGGGCTCAGAAGAGCGCGTCAACTTGCTCTATGCGTTGCCGGCCGGCAATCTGGCGAGCACGCGCGTTGTCTTTGCGGCCGCGGCGCGCACGTTTCAGCCCGAGCTTACTTTTAAAGAGGCCTGCGACCTGCTCACGTTTGAGGATATTTACACGGTGGCCGTCAAGGTGCGCGAGGCCTGGAACGAGGCGCGGGCCAAACCGCGCGAGGACGAAAGCGAAAACCCTACTCCGGCCGCGGCCGTCGCGTGAGCGTGCCGGCCTGGCTCGATTTGTGGGCGTTCGCGCGGATCCGCATGGGGTTCTCGAAACGGGAATTCTTTGCGCTCACGCCGCGGGCGTTTTTCAAAATGCATGAGACGTGGCTGGAGCAGCAAAAAGACGTGCATCGCATGATTGCCCTGTTGCGCGTGGATCTAATCAATCACAGTTTGTATCGGCCGGCGAAACCGCTGGAGCTCGCCGACCTGATGCCGGGCGGCGCCCGGCCAGCGGCGGCCAGAAAACGCCGGCTCACAAAGAAATTGCGCGGCGAGATTGCCGATCGATTTCGGCAACTGTTCGGGGCGCCGGCGCCGAAGGATTGATATGGGCGGCTTTACGGCACAAGTGACAGGCCTGCGCGAGCTCGACCAAAAACTCGGTGAGCTCGGCGACAAAGCGGCGAAGCGCATTATTCATGCAGCGCTCAAAGAGGCGGGCTATGTTTTCGAGGCCGCGGTGCGGGCCAGGGCGCCGGTACGTGCCGGCGGCGCGAGCGGCACGGCGGCGCCGCCGGGCGCGCTCAGAAACGATATTCGTTCCATTGTGACTAGAACTGAGGACGGGGGGCAATCGTTGCCGGCCGTGATTGTGTACCCTGGTCAATTCACCCGCCGCATTGCCAATTGGGTGGAATACGGGCATCGGCAAGTGCGCGGCGGCTATTCGAAAATCATGCCGGGCGGCCGCCGGCGCGGGCCAGGGCATGAAACGGGCGCCGTGCCCGCTCACCCGTTTATCCGGCCGGCGTACGAGGGTGTGCGCGAGCAGGCCGTGCAGGTTTGTTGCAACGCCCTGGCCGCGGGGGTGGAAAAGGCGGCCAAAAAATGAATATGGGCGGCGCGTCGCAGCTTGCGCTCAAGTGGCTAAAGGTTTCTTTGCTGGCCGCTCTTGGCGGGGGAATCGCCGCCGCTTTTACCGCATCGATGGATCCGCTTAAGTACTCTTTTCCGCACGATTTCGGATCTGGCAAACTTTGGAAATTCTTTTTTATGGGCGTGGCCGTGACGTTTGGGGCGCTTTTAGTTAAATCGCCGCTCGGGCAAAAGGCGATGAGCGCATACAAAGAGACTCACGAGAAGATGGCGGAGAATAAGCCGGTGCTCGAAGAGGCAAAAGCCGATTTGAAAACGCCGGCGCCGGATCCGGATCCGGCCGGGGGGCCGCCTGGCGGGCCGCCAAAATGAATTGCAAATGCGGGGCGCGGCACGATGGTTGGCCGGGAAAGGGCGGCGGTTTATTGTGTCAAATGTGTTGGGAAGCGGAGTGCTCCGAATCGTGGTGGGCGATAGTCGGCGGCCAGGGCGAAGATGCGCCGCCCGATCCGGGTCCGGATCCGGCCGGCGGGCCGCCTGGCGCCGGAGAACGGTTTTCGCCATACCTGGGGTCGTCCGCCGGCCTGGCGGCGCGTCCTAGGCCATCTGCGAGGCTTTTTTTAGGCGTTTATACTAGTGGCAAGGGGGAGTTGCAAAACGAAATGACAGAACAAGGAAAACCATTGACGATTATGCGTATTGCCTGGGGCGTTTGCATCGGCAACCTGATTGCCGCTTTGATTATCGCGATTATTTATTCCGGCTTTAATCACCACTAAAGCCGGCAACCATCAAGGGGGAAAGAAAAGGCCGCCCGCGGGCGGCCTTTCGTGTTTTTGTCTCAAATGAGGGGGGCGTATGGCCGAGGCTGCAGGTTCGGTAAAAATCATCCTGGCCGTCGACTCTACGTCTTATTCGGCGGCGCTCGAGAAAGCCAAAGCGCAGTTAAAGCAATTGGAGGGCAATGTCAGTTCGGCCGCGTCCACGACCAAGCGCGAGATGGGCGAGGCAAAGGGCGCGATGGCCCTGCTCGGCGAGGAAATCGGCCTTCGTTTACCGCGGCACATTCGCTCATTCATTGCCGAATTGCCGGGCGTGGCGTCGGCCATGGCCGCGGCCTTTTCCGCGGTGGCGATTGTCGGTATCGGCCTGGCGATTTACGAGACGGGCAAAAAAGTTTACGAATTTGCGCAGAAG